AAATCGAAGCCCTACGCAAAGAGTGTGGGGTTTCGACTTACGAACTGGAACAAAAAGGAATACATCCTTCTTTACCTTCCACAATTGAGAAAGGTCAAAAAGGCTATTCAATGGATAGTTTGATTAAGTATTTGAACGCAATTGATGAAGATATTTTTTTGAGCGTTGGGAAAAAAGAAAAGAAAAAGATTTAGATGCACAGGTTGTCGGATTAGCAATTCGGTAGCACTTGCACACAACTCGTGTATAGGCGAAACTACATTTAATAAATTACATGAAACTCCCCGAACTAAAAGCCGCAGCTAAAAAGTTTGGGTATAATATAAAGTTAAAATCGTAAAATGAAAACAATAATTTTAGGAGACATCCATGGTCGTTCTAATTGGAAAACTATTTTAGATGTCCATCAAGATATTGAACGAGTAATATTCATGGGAGATTATTTTGATTCATTTAATATCTCAGGAGTAGAACAACTACATAATTTTAATGAGATTATCCGTTTTAAGGAAGAAACAGATAAAGAAGTTATTATGTTAATTGGCAACCACGACCATCATTACATGGATGCTGGTGAGACATATAGTGGTTATCAAGCCTCAATGAAATGGAGTTTTCAAGAAGCTATTAAAAATAATATGCATCATCTTCAAATTGGATATATTTTAGATAATATATTATTTACCCATGCAGGTGTAAGCCCAATTTGGATGGATAATACATTTAAACAATGGTCTCCTGATACTATTACAGAACAATTAAATGAATTATATAAATTCCAACCTAAATCTTTTAACTTTAGTCATTTAAGTTTTGATCCAACTGGAGATTCTATTGAGCAAGGACCTTTATGGATTCGTCCTCGCTCATTGATGGGTTCAAATAAAGGAGATAACGGTTTAAGAAAACATTTTATACAAGTAGTTGGACATACTCAAGTGAATAATATCTTTGATAGCTTTACTGCTAGTGAGAAAGCAATGGGAGGACGTTATTACCTAGTTGATGCTATGGAAGAAAATGGTTATGCTATCTATGAAGGTAAAGAATTAAAACCTATGCAGTTATTGAAATGAAAATAACAACTTGTAAAATTTACGGACAGGTTTATTTATTATCTTATATCAAATTTAAAAGACCAAAACTAAAATGATACTTTGGAAAGGTAAAAAGAAAGGTATAATCCATACTCGTGACATTGTATTAGATGATTTCCGATATATTTTCTTTCCAAAAAATTTTGGAGAAAAATATGGTTATTTAGGTACTTCACTCCACAATATGAAAGAGGATAGTAAATACTTTAAAGCATTATATCCCCTTGTTCTTGCTTTAGATTATGAAGCAAAGCCAAAATGGTGTCCAAGATGGTTTCTTCGTTTTCTCCATGTGTTTGGCTCCGATAAATCTGTTATTAGAATTAGAAATTGGAGATTGCATAATCTGGAGAGGAAAATAACCAAAGGAATTTCATTTACAGATTGGAAAACAAAATGGGCAGACTATGATCTACGAATCAGTATTTCAGCCCCTGAGCATCTACAGAACTTAGCTGATGATATTGAACATGGTTTTTATTCTAGAGGTCGCCAAAATGAATTAGTCGAACAAATAAAAGCTATTGACCCAAATGCTAGTATTGTATGGGGTAACATTAAACGACTTGAAAAACAACTAAAAGAATTAAAAAACAAATAACATGCATACACCAGTAAGTTTTGAAATAGCTAAGCTGCTAAAAGAAAAAGGGTTTGATGTAGAATGTTGCGAATATTACTACATGGAAGATAATCCTAATACATTACGAGAATCTTTTAATAAAAGTAAAAAATGGGATTTTAATTTTAAAAATGAGTATTTAAAGCCTTGCAAAAGTATTTCAGCACCAACCATTACAGAAGTGGTGATGTGGTTGTATGAGAAACATGAGATTTGGATTTGGGTAGAAAAGCAATATAATCCCATATATTTTAGACCCATTATAGACTGCACTACACCAACCAGTAAAACTCATAGACCTGATTTATATTTACATTCACCAACAGAGGCTTATGAAGCAGCTATTGAATACACTTTAAATAATTTAATATGAAAACTGATTTAAGAAAACAATTTGAAGAAGAAACTAAAGCCTCTGAATCAATAAATACTAGGTATATATCTTGGTTAGAAGATAAAATAAGAGAATTAAGAGATGAACTTAATAGATTAAACAAACCAAGTTTTATTCCTGATATTTCTATTAATCCGACTCCTTATGACAACCATGAAGATGATTTAGTACCATATTCGACTATCTGCCCATGTAATCCTACAAATGGTGGTAGTGGAGTATGTGGGTGTGTTATGGGAAATAGATTAGTCAACAGGAAATCAATTACTCAAACCACTAATATTACATTTCCGATAAGAGGAACTGATATGCTATAGTATCCAAATAAAACAAGATCTATCTTATTAAAAAATTTGATATAATGGCACAAACTAAAAAACAGCAAGAAGAAGTTAAACAGGCTATGTTACAAAGCCCACCAAAGGATGAGAGAACTTATCTTTTTGATATTACAGGTTGTCCAAGATATGAAGGATATGTTCCTAAAACATTAGGACATGAAGTATGTAAATATTGTGGAAATATAGAATACTATCATTGATATGACAGAAAAAGAAATACTAGAGTACAATAAAATGTGTGCTGAGTTTTTAGGGATAAAACTAGAAGATACTTATCCTATTAATTGGAAAGAATTTAAACATTTATTTAATAGTTTTGAGAAATCTTTAAAATTCCATTCAGATTGGAATTGGATAATGGAAGTTGTTGAAGCTATTGAGAAATTAGGACATAATTTTACTGTGACATGTAATGAAGTATATATTGATTCCAATATATTAAGCAGTAGGAATGTTATAAACGGAGGAGTTATGAATAGCCACGATGAAAAATATTTTCCTACTATTATTCAGGTTACAGAAGAGTTCTTTTCTAAAAAACAAGCAGTAGTACAAGCGATTAATCAATTTTTAATTTGGTATAATAAAAACACGTAAATATGTATAAAGCAGAAATATTAGCAGATAGTTTATCTCCGCAAGGAAATAGACTTATTACATTTAAACTTACTTATCCTCGTATAGTTCATGCAGAACTTATGACACACAGGATGTTTTCTCGTAATGCTGCAAGTTCAAGAGCAGTTCCTGTTAAGAAAATGATTGAGTCTGTTAAAAACAATATGTTTACGCCTTTAGCCATTCAAAAAGCACACAAAGGTATGCAAGGTTCGGATTATTTTGAAGGACAAGAATTAGAACAGGCTAAACAATTATGGATTGAAAGTGCTGAGTTAGCTTTACAACAAGCTGAAAAAATGGAAAAGTTTGGCATCACTAAACAGTTAATTAATAGAATACTCGAACCTTATCAATATTATCAAGTATTAGTAACTGCTACAGAATGGGAAAATTTCTTTAAGTTAAGATGTCCTCAATATGAATATAAAACAGAGATATTTAAAAGTAAAAAAGACTGCATTAATTCATATACACATGGTTTAGGAAAAGGGTTTGAAAAAGATAGAGATTATTTAAATTCTTTATCTGATTTAAAGTGGCTACAAATGAATAAATCTCAAGCAGACATACATATTCAATCTATTGCTGAACTTATGTGGGATGCTTATAATGAAAGTAAACCAAAACAACTAAAAGCAGGGGAGTATCACCTACCTTTTATAGAAATTGAAGAAGATTTGTAAATAACAAAATAATTTACTATCTTTGTGGCATATTAATTTTGCTATAATGGATAAATATTTTGTTTACAAACACACAAGAAAAGATAAAAATACAATATTTTATATTGGTATTGGTAAAATCAGAACTGATAAATTAGCTACAACTTTTAAAATGCAACATTATAGAGCATATTCTAAACAAGGTAGAAATCCTATTTGGAAAAGAATTGTAGCTAAATCAGAGTATGATATTGAAATAATAATAACAGGTGTTTCTTTTGATAAAGCTAAAGATTTAGAAATTGAACTTATCTCTAAATATGGTAAAATAAAAGAAAAAGGTCTTTTAGCTAATATATCTGATGGAGGAGAAACAGTGCATGAAGATTTAATTACTGTATTAAACGACCCTAAATGTTCTCAAAGAGTTTACCAATACGATTTACAAGGTAATTTTATTAAAGAATGGTTATCTACAAATCAAATAAAAAGAGAATTAGGGTTTGATAATTCTGTAATTAGAAAATCTTTAAAAGGTAATACAAAATCTCCTAATATATCTTATAACTTTCAATGGTATTTAGAATATAAAGGAGAAAAAATAGAATCTTCAGATAGTGGTAAAATAACTTTACATAAACCTGTTATTTTAACAAAAGAAAATGAAACATTAATTTTTAATAGTAGAGAAGAGTGTGCTAAATATTTTAATGTTCAATCGGCACAAGTTTCAAATGCTATTAAAAATAGATGGAAATTTAAAACTTATAAAATTAAAAATTATGAAATTTAAAAAATATCGTAGAACAAATATTGCAGAAATGCACAAATACAATCCTAATGATATGTACCCTAAAGAAATAATGGATAGATTATCTATTTCAAAAGCTGATTTAAAAAATGGTAGTCCTAAAGATGGGGATATGATAGCAAGAAATCCTGAAAATCATAATGATTTATGGTTAGTTGCTAAAGATTACTTTGAACAAAACTTTGAAGAATATGAAAATTAAAAGAAGTGAATTAATTCAACTTGCTAATAAATATATTGGTAATGATTCTTTAGAAGCACAAAATCAAGTAATGCTTAAAATAGCTACTGCAAGATGTGCTCGGATTTCATACGAAACTCTTGGAGATAATCCAAAAGTAGACTATGAAGCTGATATTAGATTACATGATAGATTATTAGCTGAAGGTCATATGTCACCTATGGAACATATTGCTAGAGCTATGGATAATGAAGAATATTATAGTTTTCGTAATGGAAAACTTTCTATAAATAACAAAGGTGTTTTATATGATGATGAATCAGATAAAAATACTTTTGGTTGGTGTAGAAATTATCGTGGTTGGATAAGTTATCGTAGTTTAATTTAAAAACAAACAAGAAAACACATATTATGATTATAGGAATTTCAGGAAAAATGCAATCTGGAAAAAATACAGTTGCGTCAATAATACAATATCTTACAAATCCTTTTGATAGAGATATAAAAACTGAATTTAACCTCAATGAAGACTATTCAGTAGGTTCACAATGGAAACAAGTAGCTTTTGCGGGTAAACTTAAACAAATTGTATCTATCCTTACAGGAATACCTGTTGAAGATTTAGAAAAACAAGAAGTTAAAGATAGAGTATTAGGAGAAGAATGGTGGTATTGTTTAGCAGATAATAATAAAAGAGTTCCGTACATAAAAGAACTACATGAAGGAAAAGTTATAAAACTTATAAAACCTACTGCAAGGCAACTTCTTCAAGAAATAGGTACAGATGCTATGAGAGATGTAATTCATCCAAATTGTTGGGTTAATGCTTTATTTGTTGATTATAAACCTATTTATAGAAAAGTTGTAAATAATGTATTAGAAGGAATAGGAGTATATCCTAATTGGATAATTACAGACCTAAGGTTTCCAAATGAATTACAAGCTATAAAGGATAGAGGTGGTATTACTATTAGAGTTAATAGAGAAAATAGAAAAACTTCTAAAGAATGGCAAGTATTATATCCAGATATTGTAGTATTAGACCCAGATGGATGGAATAGAGATGAAAGATATGATTTTGAATGGAATAAAGAACTCATAACTTTAGAAAAGTACAAAAATAGAGTTATGAGAAGTACTTGTAAGTTTAAAGCTAATTTTGATACCTATTTTAAACAGGATGAACATCCTTCAGAAACTAGCCTTGATTCAGCAACTTTTGATTTTGTTATAAATAATAATAGAGATATTGAACATCTAATCAATGAAGTAAGGAAAATTCTTGAAAAATTAAACATTCTTAAATAACAAAAACATGGCAAAATTAACAGCAACAGAAATTGATGCTATTACAATTGAAATTGTTAATAGACTACAAAATGAAAATGATAAAATTCTAACCCAAATGAAAGAAGAATTTGAGAGTTCTTCTGATTATCAAAGGCTTAATACTTTAGTTTATGAATTTAATGAAACAGTAGACAAACTAGATTCTTTACAGCCTGAAATTCAAAATATTATCAATTTTAAATTATCTTATCTTAGCTATCCAGGTGTAAAAAAGATTTCTCTAGAACATATTGTGAAAGAACACATAAAGGGTAACACATACTACAGCCCTTCTGGTTTAAAATTACATGCAATGAAGCAGTCAAAAATTATAAATAAAGTGGTTTTCGCAAATTTATCTACTAATGGAAAGGTGGATATTGAAGAATTGATAGCTGAAATTGTGGTTAATCTATAAAAAGTTAAAGTATGGAAATTAAAGAAAGTATTATTAAAAGAAAATTAGCTCAAGCTAACAGAATTTATAATTACCTTTTAAATAATAAAGTAACTAATCAGTATGATATTTACTCTACTTTAAAAATAGATAGTAGATTAGTTTCTTGGTTAGTTAAAACAAATATTATCTATAAAGAAAATGGTTATTATGTATGGAATCCTAAATTAAAACCAAATGCTAAGATGATAAAAACTTTTCAAAGGTACTATTTAGATTTAGTTAGGAGTTCTAACAAACCAAAGTCTTCTACTAAAGAAAAACATAAATCTAAGCGTACTAAGAATTTTTCTATTAGGGTTTTCTCTTTATTATGGGGACTGATAAAAATTGAAAATAGGATAAAGTGAAATGTATAGTGAATGCTTGGATTATTCCAGGATTAGAAGAAACTAAGGAAGACTATATACTAAGAATAATTTGCAATCACTATAATACATCTATGGAATCTATAAACAGTAGTTCTAGAAAATCAGAAACAATTTTAGCCAAACAAGCTATTTTATATTACTTAAATAGGTACTTAAATTACCATGAAACAAGTTTAAGTAAAAAGTTTCATTTGGATAGAACTACTGTTTTATACCATTTTAAAAAGTATCAAACCATTTTAGAGTTAAATCAAGTAAAGGCTAAAGAATTAGATGAAAAAATAAAAAACATTTGTGAATTATGATATATTTTATAGGAACTACTCCTCTAATAGAAAGTACAATAGCTGTTCCTACTTCTATAGATACTTTAATTGAATGGTGTAAACATAATAAAGTTAGAAGTATAGATACAGAAACTATAGGTAATTGTTGGACAGGATATATTTATACTTTTCAAATAGGCAATGCTGATACTCAGTTTGTAATAGATGCTACACATGTAGATATTTCTCAAATTAAAGACATTTTAGAAGACCCTGAAGCTATTAATATCTTACAAAATGGTAAATACGATGATAAGTTCTTATTTGCTAAAGGGATTAAGCTAGGCTATATCTATGATACTTTCTTAGCAGAATGTATTTTGACTACAGGATTAGAAAATAGACAGCTTAGGCTGGACCATATTGTTACTAAGTATTGTGGAGATAAATATACATTAGACAAATCTGTTAGAGGTAAAATTAACTGGGCTGGCTTAACAGATGAAGTAATTCAGTATGCTGCACATGATGTTATAGCTCTAGAGGAAGTAATGAATAAGCAGATAGAGGAACTTAAAAGGCTAGATTTAATGTCTGTAGCAGAGCTAGAATTTAAGTGTTCTAGGATATTTGCAGAAATGGAATACAGAGGTATGCTTCTAGATGTAAATAAGTGGCTTACACAGGCTAACAGAAGAGAACAGGAAGCTTACAAGTATAAAGATGTCTTAGACAATTATGTTAAAGAAGAATGGTCTAATAATGGTAAATTTGATAGGTTTATAGACAAACAGCTAAAACTCTTTGATGAAAACTTTGAAACTACTATAAACTGGTCCTCTTCTGCCCAAGTGTTAAGTATTCTAAAAGAAGCTGGTCTTAGAACTGATTCTGTTAATGAAAAAATCATAGAAAAGTATAAGGCTAAGATACCTTTAGTAGGTTTATATCTTGATTTTAAGGAAAATCAAACAGCTATTAGCAAGTTTGGCAAAGATTATCTAAAATGGGTTAATCCTAAAACAAAAGCTGTACACACTTCTTATTGGCAAATATTAGCTACTGGTAGAGTCTCTTCAGGTATGAAAGATGAAGCCCCTAATATGCAGCAATTGCCAGCTTCTAATGAAGTTAGAAATTGTTTTGTAGCTAGGCCAGGATATTCTTTTGTAGACTGTGATTACTCAGCTATGGAATTAGTTATAGCTGGCTATGTGAGTAAAGAAGATTCTTGGATGGAGGCTTTTAATAATGGCTATGACTTACACTCTGTAGTAGCAGAAGCTGTTTACAAAGATAAATGGAAAGAAGCTACAGAAGAAGGCTGCATATATCAAGAATGTAAGCAGAAGTGTGAATGTAAAGGTCATAAAGGTATGAGGACTAAAATCAAAACACTCAACTACTTAGCATTATATGGTGGTGGTCCTCAAAAGCTTAGTGATTCCATTAACATTCCTCTGTCAGAAGCTAAAGGTATCATATCTAGTTACTTCAAAGGATTGCCTAAGCTTACAGGTTTTCTTAACATGTTAAAGGTATATGGAAGAGAAAATTTAATGATAAGAACTAAGCCTCCATACAGGAGAATAAGGTTCTTTGAGAATCCTTATGATGACCCTGCAACTAATGCTAAAATTGAAAGACAAAGTGGAAATACTTATATCCAAGGTACAGGAGCTAATATAACAAAGCTTTCCATGATTAAAATGGATGAAATGAGGCAAAAACTTGGATTAGATGTACACTTTGTTATGCAATTGCATGATGCAGTAGTCTGTGAAGTTAAGGATGAGCAAGCACAACAATGGCTTGAAATTCAAAAACAATGTATGATAGAAGCCTTTGAAGAAGTTATAGGATTTCCTATTGGAGTAGATGGCTATGTAGAAAAATTCTGGAAAAAATAAATTATGGAAATTAACGCAAAAAGAGATGAAATACAAAAATTAGCAGTTCAGGGTTTTAAAGAATGTGGAGAAGGAATTCTGCATATAGCTATGGGAGTAGGTAAAACTAAAATTGGTATTGATATATCTAAAGAGTATCAAAAAGTTTTAGTTGTAGCCCCTTATGTAGCTTTATTAGAATCTTGGAAAGAAGAATTTAAGAAGTGGAAAATTTCAGATAGCAATGTGACTTACACTACAACAGCTTCTCTCAAGAAATATAAAGATTTAGAATTTGATTTAGTTGTACTAGATGAGATTCATTTATTTTCTTTTAACCAGTTAGAAAAAATACCTAAAGGTAAAAGACTAGGGTTATCAGGTACTATTAGCTTAGATACTGCTAAATTTATTAAAGAGACTATAGGTCTATCAGTTATTTTTAACTATAGTCTAGAAGCTGCTATCAGAGATAATGTAATTGCAGATTACAGAATTAAAATAGTAGATGTTTTCTTAGATGATACTGAGAAATACATACAAGCTGGTACTAAGAAAAAGCCCTTTTTAACTACAGAGAAAAAGCAGTATGACTACCTTACTTCTGTTTTTAATAAGCTTAAATTTGCTGAATGGAATAGTGTAGGTGAAGAAGCTAAAAAATTAAAACTTGCTAAAATGCAAATAGCTTCCAAAAGGTCTAAGCTTATATATTCTTGTAAGAGTAAGCTTAAAGCTGCTAAAGAAGTTATTGAGAAGTTTAATGATGATAGAATCCTTATTTTTAGCACATTAACAGAATCTGCTAATTACTTATGTGAATTTACTCATCATTCTAAGTCTAAAGTATCTTATTTAGACAGTTTTTCTGAAGGAGAAATAGATAAGCTTGCTGTAGTAAATATGGCTAATGTAGGTCTTAACATTAAACCTCTGCATAAAGCTGTAGTTCATCAGTTTCAAAGCTCTCCAGAAACTGCTAAACAAAGAATAGGCAGACTTCTTAGATTAGAATATAATAACCCTGGAAAAGTAGGAGAAGTATGGATTATTAGGGCTATGAATACTGTTGATGAACAATGGGTAAAAAGTGCTTTGGTAGATGTACCTTCTTCTAAGATACAGTATATTCACTACAATAATTTAAAACATTATGGTAATAACCAAGCTTCAGCAGAAAACTGAAGCTTTAACTGACAAAGAAGTTTTATTCTTTTATAAAATAGCCGAGCTTGAGCTTAACAAAGAAGACTTAAATAAACCTGAGAAGTATGTAGAAGTTATTAATAAACTTGCACATCCTAAAACAACCAGTGTTAGCCAAGTCTTAGGAGTAATACCTAAGTTCATAGTCCAGCTTGAAAAAGAAGACTTCTATTTAACTTATAAACATTTAGGATTGATATGAAAGATGCGATTGGATTTGGAATTTTTGTTATGATAATTATGGTATTTTATATCATACTTACCATACATTCTGTTCAAATTATAGACACAGGAGAAGAAATAAAAATTGTATGGGTACAGGAGTGTGTAGACTCTGATTTAAAGCCTTATACAGTTATAAAAAGCATAGTTATATGGAAGAAAAAGAAGTAGTAGAGCTACTAAATAGTCTTCAACAGCAAGGTTTAATTAAAATACTAAACTGGCAAAACAAAGAGCTTATACTTTTACCTAAGCTTGTTAGTAAACTATCTAATCCTATTGCAGAATGGATAGATGACTACAGAGCTTTATTTAAAGGTAAAAAGCCTGGTGCTATGGGTAGTAAAGAAGCTTGCATTAAGAAGATGGAAGAGTTGTTTATTAGAAGACCTGACTTAACTAAAGAAAAAGTAATGGCTGCTACACAAAATTATATAAATGCCGAGTCTTTAAATAGATGGAAATATATGATGCAAGCAGACTACTTTATCTCCAAAAATCAAGGTCACACTAAAGATGGCAAAATTTCCAAATTAGAGGCTTTTTGTGATGATTTAGAAGATACCTTAGATACTAACAATAATTCTTTTATGCATGATATTTAATAGAGCTTTAGCCAAGATTAAAGACAACATGCATAATGAAATTAACTGTATACCTTGGGGATTAGAAAGATTTGAGAATGTTGTACCTGGTATTATGCAGAAAAAATATTATTTGGTAACTGCAAATTCAGGTGTAGGCAAAACTCAGTTTACAGATTCTTACTTTATGTATAGACCAGTAGACTTTATACTTAATACTGAAACAGATATTAAGTTAAAAGTTTTCTACTATTCTCTAGAAATAGATAAAGAATCTAAAATTATACAAGGTATTGCTAAAAAGATTTATATGGATAAAGGTCTTGTTATCCCTCATAACAAGATACTATCTATGAATAAACACAGAATATCTGAAGAGGAGTTTAAAATTATATCTGAAACTAAAGATTACTTTGAAAAACTCGAAGATTATGTGTATATTTATGATGATATAATTAATCCGTATGGTATTTTTAAACAGTTAGTTGACTATGCAAAAAGTCATGGTACTATACATACCAAAAAAATCACTAAGAAAGTTAAGAATGAGGCTACTGGAGTAATTGAAGAAGAAGAATTAGAGATTTTTGATTACTATGAACCTTTTAACCCTAAAGAATACGTCATTATTATAGTAGACCATGCAGCACTACTAAATCCAGAAAAAGGCTTAAGCACTAAGCTTACCATAGAAAAACACAGTAACAATATGGTTAAGCTGAGAAATATGTTTGGCTATATTCCTGTATTAGTACAACAGCAAGCTGCTGCTATGGAAGAATTAGACAGTTACAAAGGACAAACTTTAGAATCAAAACTTATTCCTAGTTTATATGGCCTAGGAGAGACTAAATTAACAGGTAGAGATTGTGATATAGCATTAGGTGTTTTTAGTCCAGCTAGATATGAATTAGACTCTTTTAGAGGCTATAACATATCTTTACTTCAAGATAACTTTCGTTCTTTACATGTTCTTAAATACCGTAGTGGTTCTCCTAATGGTGTAGTAGGTTTATATTTTAATGGAGCAGTCAATTATTTTGATGAGCTTCCTAAACCTAAATCTTCTGAACTACAAGAGATATATAACTACATAAGAAGTAACAAATAAAACCAATAATAATTTATGAGTACACTAGTTGGCATTGTAGGCCAAAGTGGAAGTGGTAAATCTACTTCTATTGAAGCACTAGACCCTAAAGAAACAGTAATTATTAATGTTTCTAACAAACCATTACCTTTTAGAGGATGGAAATCTAACTATATCTCTAAAAAGTTATCTGAAGGAGGTAATTATATAGTAACAGATTCTGCTGCTACTATTATTACTGCTTTAGATTATATTAATAAAAATAGACCTGAAATCAAGCATATTGTTATTGATGATTCTCAATATCTTATGTCTTTTGAGTTTATGGCTAAAGCTAAAGAAAAAGGCTATGATAAATTTACAAACATTGCAAAGAATACTTTTGATGTTCTAAATGTAGCTAGAAATCTTAGAGACGACTTAATTGTTTTTAGTCTTTACCATGAAGAAGAAGTATCTGATAACTTTGCTAAAAGACGGAAAATCAAGACAATAGGTGAATAATTTGCCTGTAGCCATTTAATTGCTGGAACACCTTTAGAGCTTTACATACTACAACGTAATTTGAAAAGATAAGCGTGAAAGTTTGAAAAATGTAAAGATTAGGCAATCAGCAGCGAAGCTTCTTAAATGAAGAACGTTCAACGACTATCCCTTAGGGGAGTACAAAAATAATTGATAACTATTTTTGGAAACAGTGGCTATTTTTGTATTTTTAAATGTATGAATAAACCTGTAAGAATATATGCCTTAATAGACCCTATAACTAAAAATGTTAGATATATAGGTAAAACGGTTCAAAAGATTGAATATAGACTTTCTGGCCATGTAGCAGAAGCTAAAAGAAATAAATCAAAGAGCCATAAAAATTCTTGGATTCTTAGTCTCTTAGACCAAGGGTTACATCCTGAAATAAAACTTATAGTTGAAACTTTAGATAATTGGGTAGAATTAGAACAATATTGGATAAACTACTATCCTAATTTGACTAATCATTCAATAGGAGGAGATGCTGGAAGTTTAGGTGTAGTTCAATCTAAAGAAACTATAGAAAAAAGAGTTAAGAGCATAAAAGAAGGTATAGCATGCGGAAGAATATCTTATTTAGAAAGGTCAAAAAAGATATCCAAGGCTCATAAAGGAAAAGTGCTTAAAGAATCTACGAAGGAAAAATTACGACAAATAAATCTAGGAAAAACCTATTCTTTAGAGACTAGATTAAAAAAGTCTAAAGGAGGAGTTTTACAGTATGATTTAGATGGTAATTTAGTAGCTGAATACTTAACTTTAACTGAAGCCTCTGAAAAAACAAAATTTCTTAAAGGTAACATATCTTCTGCATGTTTAGGAAGGTTAAAAACTTACAAAGGTTTTGTTTGGAAATACAAAAATAAAGATATAGTCTATTCTTAGTAGAAATACTAAGGTATTAAGTAATTGGGTTATCGCCAATTATAAAAAGCTTAATACAAATAAAGAAATTATTAGATGATAAGATTACTCTAGAAGGTCTATTTACTATTGTTCTTTTTACAGAAGTAGTAACAGGAGAAGACAACAGTACTAATTACTACTTCTCTACACAAACTGATGGCTCTTCTACAGCTAAAAGTCCTAAAGGAATGTTTGAAGAAAGACTTATTCCTAATGACTTAAAACTAGTAGCAGATGCTATTAATTCTTATTACCAATAACCCTTTTATTAACATTTAAACATTTAACAGATGTCTGACAAAACACAAGTTCCAGTAAGCACCCGTGAATTAAAAATCTGGTATGCCATTGATGGCAAGTCTGCTGATGAAATTGCAGAAATTATTTCTGAGAAGCATGGAGTAGCCTGTGCTGGAGATGATGTAGTAACACTACTCAAAGAAAGAAAAGTACAAGCTAGAGCTATTAGACGCTCTGAAAAGTCTTTTGTTTTTGTAAATCCTGATGAAGTTGCTGATTCTACTGAAGTTTCAAACGAAGAAAGCCCTTCTGAAGAATCACCTAGTGAAGAAACATCTAATGACCCTGCAACTTTCTCTGAAAGTGCTATGAACTCTATCTAATTTAAGTAACCTCATAATCTATATTAATATATGTTTAATTTAAATGATGCATCTTTTGATGCAAAAACTGTAGCTATCTTTAACAATGGTGAAGCTGGTCTTGTTAGAAATGTAAAGCTTTCTAAGATTGAGCCTAAAACTGATACTAACAGTAATGGCCCAGACTATAAGCTTTTCTTCCAAGATGAAGCAGGTAATGAAATTAACATGGGCCTGTGGTATCTTGACCAAGACAAAGATACTTTTGCTAAAGACCTTGAAAAACAAGGTAAAACTCTTAAGCATTTAGTTCATTGTTTTTGTGGAGAGAACTTCAACATCCCAGCTTTTAATAGCACTAAAGAACTATTAGATGGTTGTTTGAATTTAATTCAATCTAAAGCTGGTTCAATGATGGTAAGGTTGTATTGTACCTATGGTACTACTCAGTATCCAAAAAAGTATCTTCAAGTTAGAGGTTATGTTCCTTTTATTGAATCAGAATCTGTTCCTGTAGCAGAAACTAGACTCAAGCCTAGTAACATTGACCAACTTACTAGAATTGAAGAAGATGCACCTTCTGCTGATTCTTATACAGCAGATAGTGATGTAATCTAAGCAAAGGTTTCGTAAATTAGGGGGCTTAAATGCCCCCTTTTTTATTATGATAAATCTAAATAAGCTTGATTATAACCTATTGTCACCAGAGCTGATATTAGAAAAAATATCAGATTATC